AATGGCGCACACGCACACGCTTTTGATGCCGTGCCAGAGGTCCATCTTGGATTTGGACAGCACAGCCAAACAACCGTGCCTCACGAAATCGACCACGTGATGCGCGCGAATGAAGGCGAAGACAAGTTCTACGAAAAGATCGCTGATGCGACCTCGTACCCAGATGATGCGGCTCATCACCGGACATCTCGTGGTGAACTCCGGGCAGAGCCGCTGCGTGTCATTAGGGCATGGGGCGCGGCGCGCGGCATGGTCCCTACCACTCTGCAAGAAGCCAAGCACTTGTTCGATGCGTTTAGTTCCGCATTTGTGCAGGGTAAGCCGTCATCCGGTTATGTGGATCGTGGTCAACTCAACGATCTGGCCGCATCTCCTTCGCTTCCTCTTGAACTGCTAAAGGCGTTCTGATGGCGGTCAAGCAGACGCGAACGGTCAGCCCGCAGGTTCAGGCGGCGTTGGCAGAGTTGCAGAAGTGCCAAGGTGATTTTTGGTACTGGCTGACGACGTATGTGAAGGTCATCACCAAGCCGCAGAAGTTAGAAGGACAGGCTACAGCGCGTCGCGGGTTGATCGACTTTGACCCTTGGCCAGAGCAGCGCATGGTTGTGGAAGCGTTGTGGCTGCACCCGCGTGTGTTTGTGCTGAAGCCTCGACAGCGCGGCATCACGGAGATCGTCGCGGCAGAACGGTTGTGGTGGACGCAGTTCCACCCACACGAGACACACGGCGTTATCGCGCACGAAGATGCGGCGGTGGACGAGGTATTCTCCCGCTATCTGGCGATCTACGACCGGCAGCCGGAGTTCTTCAAGAAGGCGTTTCCGCTCACCAAGCGCAACGAGAACGAGATCCGCTTTCAGCACGGCTCCTACATCAAGGTAGACTCGGCGCGGTCGTCGGGCATGTTGGGTTCTACCCTATCCAGCCTGCACCTGTCGGAGTTCGCCAAGTACACAAACGCTGAGAAGCTGCTAGGTGAACTGCTGCCGACACTCGGCGAGGACACCAAGGTCATCTTTGAGACTACCGCGTTCGGCTTCGGCGTGGCGTACAAGTACTGGACGGGTCAAAGCCAGATCCATAAGATCTTCTTTCCGTGGATGATGGCGCGCGAGTACACGTCACGGCGTGAACCGGACAAGATCCGCCCCGACGTGGAATCCTACTGCAAGCAGTGGGAGTTGACGCCGGAACAGCGCCGATTCGTCTACGACAAGCTGGTCAACGAGTTCAATCTGGACTCCGATGCCTCGTCAGCGTGGCGGTCGTTCCATCAAGCATTTCCTGCCAGCGCGGATCTGGCGTTCACGGTTGCCGGTGCGCGCTACTTCAACCGCTCTTTTCGTGGTCCGATAGCCGTGCCAGGGTACCTGGAGAAGTGCGCGCCTGAAATCGGTCACTCCTACACGATGGGCGTCGATACGGCATCTGGCGCACCTGACGGAGACTTCTCCAGCGCGTACGTTCTGGACGTCACCATCATCAGCCGTCCTAAGCTCGTAGCACGCCTGTATGACCGTATAAACCCGCGACCGTTCGCTGACGAGGTTGCGCGCATTGCGAGGCGCTACGACGCTCTGGTGGTGCCGGAAACGAACTCCTACGGTCTGTCGGTCGTGGACCAACTGCGCCAGCACCCCGACGTCAAGTTGTTCCGCGACGATGTGCGCGACTCGACCGTGGGTGCAATACAGGTTCGATTCGGCTTCACAACGACGGTCAAGACGCGGCCTGTGCTGCTGGCGGTCCTCAAAGAGTTTGTGGACGCAGAGGATTTCGACGTGTGGGACGGCGCGCTGCAACTGGAAATCAACTCGTTCGCATACAACGACGACATGAAAGCAGAAGCGCAACCGGGTCAGCACGACGACGCGCTTATCGGTGTGGCGCTCGCACTTATCGGTCGCGCACAGTCTCGACCAGCGGAGACTCTGCACCTCACCACGCGACCCAAGACCATCGACGACGCCTACAAGTTTTTCTGTCAAACATTGCGGGTGGTTACGCCGGACGACGTGTTCGACGACGACGATACGATGGGCGCTTCCGGCGACCAACCGCTGGAGTTGATGAATCCGTACCGATAGGAAACGCTTATTGACAAACGGATTTTGATAGTAAAAGATTATCACATGGGGTCTTTAGACCCCACCTGCCGCCGGGGACCGGGCGTTTGTGCCGCCGACATGCGGGCGATAAAGAGGGAAAATGCCAGACACGGAAGTCCTACAGGACCAAGTGCAGACTGAACCGAGCGTTCAAGTCGAAGCGCCAGAAAGCCAGCAGTCCACTCCAGAAGTCGTTGTGAGGCCGGATGTTCCGGTGCAGCAAGATAATGGACGGATGATTCCGAGGGAACGGTTCGACGTTATCTACGGTCAGCGTAAAAAGCTGGGCGAGGATTACGACAACCTCCAGCGGGAACACGCTGCGCTTCAAGCGCGGGCACGGGAATACGAGCAGCAGGCTTCGCGCCCACGCACTCCCCAACCCCAAGAGCGGGATGAGATCGACCAGTTGCTTTCAGAACTGCAATCCGGCGGCAAGGTTCCGTCCGACATGCAGCCAGTTCTGAAAAAACTGGAAGCGTACGAGGCCCGACAGAAGCAGATGGAACAGAACTTCGCTGCTCAACAGGCGGTGTCGTTCTACGACAAGCACATCCCTATCGCCACCCGGAATGCTCCTGGTGTCAGTGAGGACGAACTTCGTCAGTACATCTACGGTCTGCCGGTCAACCATCCGCACGCCCAAGATCCTTATGCCGCTGCCGAAGAGATGGCCCGATTCAAGGAATCCATCGGTTCACAGTACGTCAAGTCGGCAGACAGGTCCAAACTCTCGGCATTGCTGGGGGAGATGGGCTTGACTTTGGCAGACGTTGCAGCAGCGCAAGCGGCTACGACGACTCCATCCGCGCCACCTTCGCAAGCGAGTGGGTATCAAGCCCCGCAGCGCCCGACAGGCGGATCTCCCAGCGGGGGACAGCGGAGCCAACCTACAACGGATGTGAACACGCGCGAAGGACGCCTTGCGGCTATCACCCGCATTCTGTCAGGCAAGTAACACAAACGCGCATAGCGCACCCGGAGTGAACAATGGCTACGACTACTGTCGCCGATATGGCGGCCATTCTCAAGAACGTCTACATCGGACGGGTCAACCAACTCATCAACTACGAGACGTCGCTCAGCGATCTGTTCTCGGAGTCTGACGTCCAGATCATCGGCGGTGCGCCGGGTGCCGGTAACGCCGCCCTCGCGAACGGCAATGCTCGCGTCGTGTTCCGCATCAACGGCAACAAGTCGTCCACGAACATCACGCAGGGCGCGGTGGTCGCTGCTTCGCAGAAGATCTTCTACGCTGCGTACAACATCCCCGGCGCGACGTTCAACGGCACCTGCGGCTTCACGCTCCAGGCTGATCAGGCGGCTCCTGGTGCCAAAGATCTCGCGTACGTCAAGGAAGCCGACGAGCAGACGCAGAATCTGGTCGACGAACTGAAGTTGTTTACCGACTTCCAGATGTACACCGGCAACGCGACCAAGGGCTTGATCAACACGCGGCTTACTTCCGGCGCAACGGTTGCGGTTGGTGGCGGCGGTAATACCGTTTCCACGCAGGCTACTCCATTTGTTGTGGAGTACAGCGGCACGTTTGACCCGTTCCTCGATGTTGTGCAGGGTAATGCGACGACGTGGATTCAGGTCAATATCTCGCGTCTTGGCAACGTGATCCCGTCCAGCTACTTGCTCAATACCGGTTTGCCGTACGAGTTCGAGTACGCCAGCATCGCCAATGGCATGTTCTCTGGTGGCGCTGTTGCTCCTGCGGTCTACGTTTCCAACTTTGACATCGCCACCAACACGTTGTCGTTGCAGGTTGTGGATTCCAATGCCGGTGGTGGCACTGTGCTGGATCTGACCGGCGGCGCGCATGCGACGATTCTCGGTTTCGCGTTCGGTGTGGATTTGGCCGATGTTTCTGTCTACGCGGCTGCAACGCCCCCGTATGGTAGTGCGACGCCCGGTACGGCGACGTACATCAACCAGACGTCGTGGCAGTATCAGGCGAATGGCATCCTGACCAACTTGTTCACGCCGACCGTGTACACGCAGAACCGCTCCAGCGGCTCGGTGTCCCCGATTCCGCTGAGCGTGCCGACGCGTTTGCAGTCCTTTGCTTTGACCGAAGCTGTGGATGCTACTCAGGCGCGTGTCACATTGAGCAAGACTCGGATGCAGAAGGCGCTGAACCTTTGCAAAGCGGCGACCAACGAACAGCCGGACTTCCTGATTGCACACACGGACTTCACGTTGTCGTATCTGGGGCTTGTCCAGCCGACCGTGCAATGGCTGAACAACGTCGGTGACAAGACCAAAGCGGATGCTGGCGTCAAGTCCCCGACTGGCAAGATGTTCATGGGCACGCAGCAGGTTTACGCCTTCGCGGGTATTCCGATCGGCACGTCCAACCACTGCCCGCCGGGTCTGCTCATCGGCCACAAGAAGTCCTCGCACAAGGTGGTCCGCACCCAGAGCGCTGGCCAGTGGCTGACGACCGGCACCGGCATCCTGTACAACCCGATGGACCCGACCACTGGTCGTCCGTTGACGGTGTACGAGGCTTCGTGGGTTGAGATCAAGAACTTCTACTGCGATGCTCCGCAGAAGAACTTCGTGCTGTGTGGCTTCGACGCGTAACCTCTGTTACCCTGAGTAGAGTCGTGGTCCCGGACGCATACGGGACGCCCTAGCAGGGTAGAGAAGTGGCATCTCATCTGGACACATAGACCAGAAGATCGTGGGTTCAAATCCCACTCCTGCGACCCGGCACTACGCCGCACAAGAGGCTCTATGTTTGCGTTCAAGCCCTACACGGTTCTGCTTCCTGATGGCGTCCACACGCGCTTTGAGTGCGAGTCGATGGCGATGATGGAATCATCTGAGCAAAAGAAAAGCATCATGATGAAAGTGTTTGCGGCGATGCCTGCCAACAATGACGAACACTACGCCGTGCGAGTCGAGCGCGGTCAGTGCTTGTGTTCGATCACCAAAGACGAGTACGACGCAATGGCAGACGACACCGGCGAAGTGCATGCGCCGATCGTTGAGGCTCCCAAGGTCCACTGGAAAACCGCTCAGAAGGCCGCCAAACAGGCGCAAGGGTAGTAAATGAAGCCAAGCCTCACTCGCACTCAGATCGTCGCTCTCAGCCCTGTGTGGGCGCTGCGGTTGGCATCTGACGTTGCGGCGTCTGTGGCGGGCATCATTCAGACCCATGTTGAAAATGTGCGCTACGAGATTTACGGGTTGTCGCGTGTGAACGTGAACGACCCGGAAGTGGCGCGTGCGGCGCAGCATTGGGCGGAAGCAACGATGCGTCAGCCAGATCCTCGCGCCATCTCGCCTGACGGTCAGCGTGAGATGACGATTGAGCAGATGATCGCAGCAGGTGCCGCATCTGGCGAGTCTTGCCAAGGTCCGACGACTTTTCAACCGCTCGATTAGGAGGCTTCATGGCTTTGGACCCTTCTGTCTTTGATCGACGCGATCCGGTTGTCTACCCATCAGCGCAAGTGCCCAATGACACGCCTCCGCTTGGGACGATTGGGTCTGTGATTGGCGGTATTGCTGGCGGCATCTTTGGTGGTCCAGGTGGCGCAATGACCGGCATGGCTGCTGGCAAGGCGCTCGGTGGTCTTGGCGAAAGCGCTATCAACATGAATCGTCCTCGCAACTCGCAAGCGGCACAGCCACAGCCATCAGCGTCTGGCATCGACCAGTTGTTGCAGATGTTGAGCAAGAAGAAAACGGGCGAGCAAGACCCGACTGTTGGCGATGCGCTTCGTAGCGGCACGACGTCTATGGGCGATGCAACGTACGAAACGCCGTCATTCGCGCCGATGGAGTATTGAGCACCATGATGGACGACATGAGCATGGAGCCGGAATCTCCTGACGAAAACGAACTGCAAGAAGGTCCGCATGTTGAAGCTGACGAGTTCCCACACGATTTTCTTGTCCAGATGCACAAGGCAGCCGACGTTCAACGCCCACTATCTTGGGAATGGGGCGCGTGTCTACGTTTCCTTGCGGGTGAGCAAAGCCTTTCGCTCGCTGCTGGCGTACCGACGTTCATTACTGCTCGCGCGGTAGGGACGAACAACTACTCCGTCAACATGATCTACCCGCACTACCGGGCGAAGGTCGCGCAGTTGGACCTTCACGCGCCGTCGTGTGGTGTGCGTCCAGCGACCGCTACGAGTGAGGACATCCGCAAGGCGCTGGCGACGGAACAGTGCGCCAACTACCTGTGGGACGCGAACCGGCTGGAAAAGCACGTCAAGCACGCGATCCGCATGAGCATCGAGTTGGGCACGTCCGCGCTGCACACTTACTACAACCAGGCGAAACAGAACTTCCAGACGTGCGCCAAGTCGTCTTATGACATCCGCTTTGAGGCTGGATCCGTCAATGACGAAGAATGGAATTGGGTTGGCGTTCGCAGTTTGTGGAAGAAGGATGCTCTAGTTGCGATCTACCCGCAGGCCGCTGAAATGCCGGATGCGTCCAGCACGTCTACGGACCCGCAGGACAACCGGCGTCCTAATGCTACGCAGCAGATGGATCGCATTCCCGAGGACAGCATCGAGGTGTGGGACATCTACTTCAAGGATGGTCGTCACGGTTTGTGGTGCCAAACTGAATGGCTGTGGAAAGGACGCACGCCGTCCGACATCGTGCCAGTGCAGATTTTCCGCTACGACACGCTGAGCGACCGCATCTATGGTCGTGGCATGGTCGTTCAGTTGATGCCGTTGCAGCAGGTTCTGAACCGCTTGGTGTCGCGCTCTACGGACATGATCGAGGCGATGGCCAACCCGGTGTGGATGAACCCGACTACCTCGGGCGTGTCCAAGGGGCAACTGACCAACACAATCGGCGGCGTGATCAACTACAACGCGGCGGGTGGTAAGCCTGACCGTGAACGCGGTTTGGACGTGCCGCAGTCGGTGTACGAGCAGATCAAACTCACCATGTCGCTCATGCAGGACGTAGCAAGCCAGCACTCGCAGTCGATGGGCAAGCGCGCTGTCGGCGTCAATTCTGGCGTGGCGATCAACGAGTTGGCGGACACGGATCTACAGCAGATGACTGCCACCATGGAGACAATCTCTGAGTGTATCAAGGACTTGCTGATCACCAATCTGGTATTCGCCAAGAACACTTGGAACCAGCCGGTGATGACCAAAGCGTTTGGTTTGGCTGGCTCTGTCGAGTACAAGTCGCTACAAGCCACTGACTTGATGGACATGCCCGACGTCATTGTGGAGACAAGCACGCTGTTCTCCCGCCACATCGAGGACGTGGAGAAGCGGTTGCAGACGTGGGTGCAGATGCAGGCAATCACGCCGCAGGACGCATTCAAGATGTCCAGTTTGCGGAACTACAGCGCCGACAAGATGACCGAGATGATGAAGTCGTTCAAGGCGACCAGCATCGTCGCGATGATTCGCGCGCAATTGCCGATTGAAATCTTCCCGACTGATCCGATTCAGCAGATTGTGCAGCAGTTGGACGAGTTTATGGACTCGCCGGAATACTACCAGCCGTATCTTGACGCGCTGAACAGCCAGAATCCTGAGATGATCACGCAAGAAGCGCAGAAGATGAACTACATCCGCACAATGTACGGGATGCTTGTGGCTCCTGCTGGCGTACCGGGTCAGATCATCGCGCAGACGTCATCTACTCCGGTTGCTCCACGCGCACCAGGACCAATGCCGCCTCCTCCTGGACCGCCGGGCAATCCGATGCCGCAGCAGGGACCGATGCCGCCTGAGCAGATTCAGCAGCGCGCCGACACAACGGAATCCCGTGGCGGTCAAAGTATCAACCGGACAGGAATGTCTCACGGCGCGGTGGGGTAGCAGATGGCAACGATTGGCGATGTAGTCTCGCAAATGATGTTCTACGTCGATGAAACAGACCCGACGTTCCTGAACTCCAACATGGCGTATTACTGTGCCAAGACTGGTTTTGCTGAGTTCACGCGAACTTGCCAGCAGGTTGATCCGCAGATCTTCCAGACGTCTGTAGACATTCCAGTCAACAACGTTCAGAAGTACGATTTGGCTGATCCGCTGAATGTACCGTGTCTGATGGGCCCGACGCTGAACCCGCTGAATGCAAAGCGGTTTCTGCGGCTTATTCAGTTGGCGTACATTTGGCAACCTGATCCTTTGCGGATGGTCAAATGGGAGCCAGTGCAGGATGAATCGCAGTTGATTGCATTGACCAACACGACGTGGTTGAACGTGGCGTGGATTCCTGGATACTACCTGTTGGTCGGAACGGAACTGATGTTTCCGTGCAAGATCGCCAATGCCAAGTTTCGCATGTTCTACCAGTATGACCCTTGGCCAACGACTCCGACGTCAACATCGTGGTTGGATGATCTCGGGCAGTTCTCTGACTTGATTGCGCTACTGGCGGCCAAGGTGTACATGAGCCGTGATGGCACGATCAACAAAGCGTTGGCGCAGAACATCATGGATCGCAAGTCGCAGTTGTTTGAGTTCTTGGCTACGGGTCGTGACGCAAGCGGACCTAACCGCGTTTCCATCCTTCCGTAAGGGGCTGACGTGGCAGAAGATACAGACTACAAGCCGGTAGAACTGCTGGACGCTTCATCGAACGTGGATAACGTTGCGAATGGGGCGTTTTATCTCAACATGTTCCGCTACAAGCACGGATGGCAGACTCGTCACGGAATGGGACAAGTCGCGCAGTTTGATAGTCGTCTGTCTGCTGCATCGCCAGCGTATGGCTTTCAGAAAGTGCTTGGCTGGATTGTGACTATCGCCAACAGCGGAAGTACGCAGATCGTGTCGGTTTTGTTGAACTATGGACAGCAGCAGTCACAGGAGACTGCACATCCTGCTCCAAAGCCGTTCTATTCAGTGAGCATTTACGACTGCACGACAAATCGACAGCATGAAGAAGTGCTGTTTGTGCATACATCCCGCACCATTTCCCAGCCATTTCAGATGATGACGGCTCAAACGCGCTGGGGTGAGAATCCAGCCGATCTTGGTTTGGACGCGATTCACGCTGTAGATGAAGAAGTGGCACTGGTCGAGTATGACGACTGCATCATCATGACTGCGCCAAACATGGGCGTGTGGGCCTACAACGTCGTTGACATTGGCGATAAACCAAACGTCGTCCAAGTGGATCTGTGGCGTCGTAGATACCTTAGCGGCGTTCCTTTGGGTGAGTCCAGCCGCGTTGTTCCAATCGTGGCGACTCCAGGGCAATTTACTGACTCAGTAGCGTACATCGGCAACGATCTGTTCCCGAATGCGACGGACGTGGAGGTCATAAACGGCGTAGTCGTGTATGCGTCTGGTCGCATCCTGTATTTTTCCGAACCGGGTAAGCCGGGAAGCGTACCGGATACATGGCGCATTCCAGTCAACATGCAGACCGAGATCACGGCAATTGCTCAAAACAACGGGTACTTGTACATCTTCGGACTAAACGAAACGTGGGTGTTCCAGCCGTCGTCGGGTAGTCCCGCGTCAGGTCAGTTGACGCAGTTGACTGATGCGATTGGCTGTATCGGTCCATCCGCACTGTCCAAGATGGACGGAACGCTGGCATGGGCAAGCCTGCGAGGCATTCAAGCGATTGGCGCTGGTCCGTTTGACATCATATACATCTCTGACGAGATCCGTCCGATGTTCGATAGCGCGCTGCCTAATCCAGTGCTGAACTACTATACCGCTGCTGGACAATTGGGCGTTGCAACTACGGCGGATGCGCCTCGCATGAATTGGAGTTGGGCGCTGGAACGCGGATACGTTACGATGGATTACGACATCCTGACGCGTTCATTGTTCATCTCCGTGCCAGCACAGAACATCGCGCTTGTGCGTCAGATTCAGCCCGATAAGACGCCTTCGTGGTCGGTGTGGTCGTTTGATACCGTGACTTGGAACAATGGTGCTTCTCGTCCAGTTGCTGCACAGCAGAACATCACCAACCCCAGCATTGCGGCTCAGAATGGTCGCGTCTGGTTGATTGGTGGTATGCAGACTGAACCAGCGAAACAAGGTTCTATTAGAAGCGGAACAGTCAACTCGTACTACATTTGCGAGTGGCGTCGTGGTGGTGGTCTCGACCGCAGCAGCATCCCTGATGAGGACATGCGCCAGTTTGGCGGTCAGTACAACTACGACATCAGCAACGGGCAGACCAACTACGTTGTGCTGGACCGCCCGACCTTGTGGAAGGCTGGAACGGCAATGCCATCGGGCAATGCACTTCTGCAAGATACATGGATGACGCCAATCAGAGTGTGGAGTTCACACGTTCAGCCGCTGACAAAGTGGAGTTTTCAGTTGTCGCTGGCTTCTGATAGCGCGGTGCCAGTTCTGGTCGACCCGATGGGTTTCTCTGGCGACATCGACTTTGTTCTTGGTCCTGAACGCTGGCCGAGTCGTGCAGGTTATGCTGCTGGCTCTGTGACGTGGAACGTCAGTTCGCGGGTGCTATCAATTGTGTTCAACGGCTACTCCGCACCTGGAGCAAGCTGGACAACGCAGCCTGCCATCAACAATCCACCGCGCAAAGAGTTCCCGATCATGTGGATTGGGTTCTACGGTGACAATACGCTCGGAGTCGTTGTCGATTCGTGTGCGCTTGAGTTGCAACCAGAGGACGTCGCAACGGATTTGAGCAACGCGCTGTATGTGTGGGAACAGCCTAGTCTTTCCTATCGCGTCTCTGAGGATTCGCGCGCACAAGGCATAGATTGGGCAGCGCAAAGCAAGCAAGTCAATCTGGACGGTGCCGAGCAGATCCGCTCGCGTGGAATCTGGACGCGGCTACTTACGTCGGGCAAGTCGTCACAGTCCAAGGCTGTTGGCTGGCCGACTGGACTACTCAACATGGTCGCTTCTCCAGACTGGAAAGGCTGGGCAAGTCAGAATCCTGACTTTACTGGTGCGGGAGTCAATTCGCTACTCAACATGGGCGGCGCTATCCAGTCCGTGCTGAACAAGGCGGTGGATCAGGGCAATCCGGCTGTCCAGGCGCTGCGTCAACGCCTCGGCACCGGCATTTATAACGACCCGACATTCGCCGCGTATGACTTCGTGAATAACTTGTGGGGCGAGGACACGACCACGACGGGAACTGACTACGCTGGCGACGATCCGTTCGATACGTTCTCGTTTTCTGTGGCGCTTCGTGGCGAGGTGCTGGCGGTCATGCTGTTTGGGCATGTGCTGAACCGCGCGGAGCATTTGCTGTTCGACAGGGCGCAAATGCTGGTGAAGGGTTACGGCAATCGTCGGAGGACTGGTCGATGACGATGGACCGCGCACCACTCGGGCTGAAGAAGGACGTATCGCTGTACGATGCGACTGATCGTGCGCGTGTGAACTCCAGCATTTCGTTGGCGGGTGAGGTCGCAGCACGGATCTTTACGGCGAAGATGCCGGTCGTAGAAGCCAATCCGCAGGACAACATGCTGTTCTTGGCGAGTGAGCAACATGGCAACTTGGCGTTGTCTAAGGCGCGCACTCGTCTACAAGGCGGTACTGGCGCTGTTGTGACTGGCACAGTGGCATTGTCGTCACAATCGATCATTGTTGGTATCGACTTCCAGCAGGCTACGCTTACGAATCTCGTGACGCTAAACGTCAACTCGCGGACAGTGTTCACGAATTGCACGTTTACCAACAAGAGCAATTTGGTTACAAGTCTGATAACATGCGTGGCGGGTGCCAAGGCATCGTTCATCGGCTGTACGTTCTACGGTACTGGACTCACGCAAGTGGTAGACAATCCGGGCGTGATCACGGACATTGTGTTGCTAGGCTGCCACAACGCGACAGGCGCGGCGGCGGGCAACGTGACAGAGATTGGAGGCGTATGATGGGCGGCATGTATACAAATAACCAAGTTGTTGATCTTGCTATTGCACTTCCCAAAAAGTTGACCATGCCAGCAATTGGCCCAGCTGCTATTGTTCCGTCATACATGACGACGCTAGCGAGCTTGTATCTGGTAGTTGTAGATGGAACAATTACGCCAGTTTTCAGTGGTACAGCGGATACTTTTGTTGCCACGCTTGGTGGAGGCAGCGCGATCAACACAGGAGGCGGCACGTTTCTAATTCGGTTTCCTGCTGGACTATTGACGCCTCCTTGGTCATTTATTGGTGGCACATGGACTGTCTTTTTATCTGTCGACGGTGGCACTCCGGGATTTGCTGACTACGACACAACACAAGGACAGTTTCAGATTGGCAGTATTTACGAGGCGTTGTGTATCGCCTCGACCAAAGGCTACACCTCCCGCGCAGTCAACCTTCAAGACTCCTACCTCGCTGTCGATACGCCGAATCGGCTGTTCGCTCCGTTTGCGGACCCCGCGACGGGATTGCCGGACGTGACTGGAATTGGCGCAACTGCCGTTATCATTCCGCTGGCAACAAACAATGTTCGCACAGCGACGGTCAATTGGGTCGGCGCAGTCAACATGTGGAGCGTATCGCCCGACTTTCCGATTGGTCCCGATGCCGGTCCATGGCTGTTGGTCTTGACGCAGACGATTGGCGGTGTCGCGCAAACGCAGTACGACTGGTTCTGGTGGGGTGCTGGCGTGCCGGTGCTTGCAGAAAAGCAGGCCGATGCGGCCAAGGGCGCTGCTGTCGATGCTCTGACCGCTGCAAACGACGCCAACACGGCGGCTGGGC